ACAATTTTAAAGGATTCTTTTGTTTTGAAACCTTCTCTAAAAGGACCTATTTCTCCCAAACAAGCAAGTTTATTATCAAAATATTTTGGAATCAATGATGTTCAATTGACTTCTAGAGACTCTAGATCTAGTTCTGCACATAATTTCTTGAGATATACTATTGATCATTTGTCATATGATAATATGAAGAGGATGGTAGATTTTATGATATCATCATTAAACTCAGGGAATGCTTATACATTATTGATTGACGTCGGAGCGAAATATGCTAAAACAGCTAAATTATTTGATTTAATGATGCAAGCTCATGCTTTTAATGAATTACCAGATGCCGACAAAGTAGTAGTCTTAGATGCCTGGGAAAGAAGAGATCAGAATCAACGATATTTACAAAAAATAAGATCTTTTAAAAACAAATTTGTTTATATAGCTGTTAGATTACCGGGAGGAGTAAAGAATATATATGATGCTATTTATTCCAATGAACATAAGACAGATTTTATTAATGCTGATTATTCCTGATTCCAGCATCATATAATGGAATGAAGAGTTCAAGACGTGCCAGAGAATTTAAGAAGGAATGGGTGATCTCATTTGCTGAAGAATAGAGCTTGTTATTATATGAATGATGTCCATTATTATTTAGAGGGATTTAAACCACTACCTAAATCGATTTGATATATTTCAGGTGGAATCTTCTCTAATGTTCCAGGTTATAATATTCCATTGCCTTTCATGGAAGGAGTATATGATCATTTGCCTGATAATAGTGGATATGGCTATTGACCATCTTATATAAGAATGAGAACTCTAGGAACGGGTAATTTCTATTTTCATCCTAATGCTGTCTTGAATCACTATGACAAATTGTATAATTATGGATCGTATTCTCAATTCTCTACTATCATTCCGTCAGAATTATTACAGATAGAATGCATCAAAATGCATCACGGTGATGTAGTATTTGGATCTCCAATTCGTACGTTATTCGATAATTTGTTTAAAGATGTCACTAATACTAAAGTCAAAGATGAAATCTCTTGTATGCATAGTGAAAAACCACTCACGATAAATCGTGCGGTATTTCATAAACCAGTGTTAATAACGTTTTATGTTATAATATTTTTTCTCTTCACAGCAGTGACTATTTATACTTCGGATAGGTATGATTTAATACGAATAAAAGCAGCCATTTATTACTTCGTTCTTTTGCTATTTTACTACTACGATTACATGAGGGACATAACTGATGAACAAAAATTCTATACTATTATAGATGGAGCTATACTATCATTGAATTTCTTCACATGAGGATTCTTAATTATTTTGTTAGAATTTTTATTTAATACGGGAGCTACTCTGTTCGAAGAATTCAAATATGAATTACTGATGGGAGGTAAAACTACTGAATTTTTGCACCACTCAGATAATATTCTAGCTAATAATTTAATAAATGATAGAGATTTGGCTACGATTTCTGAACCTATAAGGAATATGATATTTGTTGGAGGTGATCAAGAATCTCTATTTTCTGCGTTTATATCATCTAAAGATACAGCTTGAAATGAATATTGGCATAATTCAACAGCGGTGAAAAAAGATATAGATGATTATGTTGCTAAAAACTTCAGAACTATTAAAGTTAAAAAGATAGGAGTATATGATACGGAAAGAGATTCTTACTATGCTTCTAAGAAAATAGTTTTGAAGGACATAAATGCAGAATCTCCTCTAGTGAATAAAAAATTTAAAAATTATTTTAAATCTGTCTGATTCTATTTAAAAAAATTCTTTAGAAATAATACAGCAGTTCCGAGACAGAAAATTTCAAAAGTGAAAACAGGTTTTGATGTGATACGCCATGATAATTCAGGTGAATTCGAATGGGACTATGCTTCTAATCATAATGCTATACATGCAATATTCTCTCGTCACTTGTCAGCTAAAACTAATCCAGATAGAAATGCAATGAGCGCATTCGATAAAATGACAGCTCAATTCTTTGTTTATTTTAAGGAGAAATGGGAGAGAATTCCGAAGGAAAATTTCAATTTTGTTAAATGGCTATCATCAAAGACAGAATTTGATATCAGAAAAAAAGAAAAAATATTTCTCTACTTATTTGAGACAGAAATATCAAACATTCAAAAAATATGTCGGTAACTTTTTGACTATGCCCAAAAGAGGAGAGGTCAATATTTCCAAGAATTTTGACATTGTTGATGGATTTTTAGATGATGATACTTCAGCACCTAGAAATATCAATAAACCGTCAGATGACTTTTGAGGTGTTTTCACATATATGCAGTCTCTGTTATGGAAACCGATAAAGATGGTAATACCAGGATTTATTCAAGCAATGACAGGACAAGAAATTGTAGATAGTATTAAGCCTAATATTAATTCTGACTGGGTATCAATATCAATAGATGGTTCTAAATACGATAGTACTCAGTTTGCCGAATTGATGGAAATGACAGATGACAGATTATTTGATATAATTAGGCCAGATATCATCAAATGGCTAGAACAAGATGAATGGATAGATCCTATATCAAGTGCAACATCATTGATAGAGAGTGCTAAAAAGAAAGATTACTTCCTGTTCACTAAAATTCCAGGTGCAACTTTACCGATAATGCCAAAAAAAATTATGAAGGCTTTCTATAATATGGATATGATCAGAGATAAAAATAATAGTGATGAATATTTCTGATTACTAGCTGTTGGATCTACTTTTTCAGGACATCCAACCAGAACGACACTGGGAAATACTTTAAGATCATTATTATATTTCTACTTTTATTTATCTCAAGCAGGAATAGATACACCTTGGAATAGCCAATATTGTTATGTGATAGCAGCTGGCGATGATACTTGAGCATGGATACACCCTCAATATGCACAAGCTGTTAAGCAATCCATAGAAAACTTGACTCTGAAAACTAAAGATGATTCTAATCCTACTGGTCTAGGTCAAGTAGTCAAAACTATAGCAATGGGCAAATATTATGAAATAGATTTTTGTTCAAAAATTTCAATAGCAAAAAATATTCAAGATTGGTGATTATACACAGATCTCAGAAAAGTTTTGTTTCAAAAGAATAATTATTATGGCGATAATGCAGAAATTAAACGAAACCCCGCCATACACTCAACAGCAATTTACGATAGCGTAAAATCAGAAAAGGCATGTTATCTTTTGGAAGCTATACTAGAAGAAAGAATTAAACATTTAGGAGGTTTTTCTAACTCGCAAGTTGATTATATAGATCCCTTCAAAAAAATGTTTTTGAAAGATAATATAAATGACTATCGACACGAAATGGAATTGCGTGATTTGTTGGATATTGACTTAGCAACATTGTACATAGCAGCTAAATATAATTCAGTTAGAAAGTTTTAACTGATAAAAGACCGGCTAAGTCTTTTAAACTACCATGCTGGAAGCATAATTACTTTATCCAACTACTTTTAAATAACTCTCACCATTTAGGTAAAAGCCTAAGCAACCCAGTTAATCAAGCAGCGGCTCGAAGGGCGTTACTTTTTAGCCTTAGGGCGCTCAACTTTTTTTATTTATATAAAGTATGGAAACATTTTCAGAAGTTGACAAATTTCAATTGTCTAAAGTTTATCCTAAAGAATTTCATCCTACAGCAGCTTTTGCTTCAACAGGTTCAGTACTATCAGCAGTTTTGAGTATGGAAGTTGGAGCAGCGTTTAGTCAAGCTACAATTCTAGGAGCAAATAATAGATCCCAAATAGGAACATCACCTTATCTAGTGTTAACGTATTGACCTGCATTTTCCAGATTTTTAGTTGAAGATGCAACAAGTTATTTGAATACCAAGCAACACTCAGGACTTTGTATATTTCAAGGTGATTCTAACTCTAATTTACGTAATGCGCAAATTTGGGGAGTAGATGCTAATGCTCCTTGCCAATTACCATATGAAATGTCGTCTGTATTTGGATTTACATCTACATCAGCAGTAAAATATCTACCTTATTCAACTCAATTTGATATGACTATGTTGATACCAGCAGCTACAGAAACAGCTTCTAGTTGGAGAGGCAGATTTCCTTATTCATCTATTTATGGCGATTATACAGGCGTGACCGCAGTACCTACTCTTAGTATATCCTCTCTCATAGCC